GAGGGAACAGACTTGCGCAACAGGCTCAGTGCATATGGCGAGGCGGAGCGCAGATTAGCCAAGATCGCTGTGGGCGAACGGCGCTACCTGGCTGCCTTTGCTACATTGGAGTCCGACATGGGAATGTCCGCTTCATCGAATGACGCACATGCGCTACGAACGCAAGGAGCCCTGGTGGCGCAGGAGATGGTGTGGCTCGATGGTCTTGAAGAAATGATAAAGCAAGACCGCAGGCGGTGGGCAACGCTGCACGATCAATACGAGCGCACAGCGCTTGCTCTTGAAGGCACCGAGCGCGCCAGCCAGGTTATGGAGTTAGTCGCTGGAGTAGCCAAGGCCCACCAGCAGTACGCCTCTCTATCAGCATATGACAAGATCGCGGTTGCGAAGTTCAGCGCGGCAGTCGAGGCACTGGATCAAGCCGGCATCCGCGACTCGAACGTCCGCCGATTCTACGGCCTCCCCCAGATCAGCCAGAAACCATCCGCCTCGGCCAGGTAAATCCTCCCATTTGGGAGGGTGCTCCCCCGGATTGGCGTATGGTTCCGAATAAAAACCCTCCCAAGTGGGAGGATTTGCCCTTGGAGCGCTGCCATGAAAAAGTCACTTATTGCGCTTCTCTGCGCTGTCCTGCTGATGGGTTCCTGCCGTTCGGAACCTTCGGTTGTGCCTGGCGCACCGACTATGGTATCACGCAGCTCCGCGGCGCGTCGGGAGTTCATGCGACGGACCGGCTATCCGAACGGCCGTCCGGGGTACATCGTTGACCACATCATCCCCCTGAAACGCGGCGGCGTGGACGCCCCATCGAACATGCAATGGCAGACGGACGAGGAGGCGAAGGCGAAGGACAAATGGGAGTGACCTGGCCTGCGAGCGCTTCCGGCCGCGGAAAAAAAATCTCATCATAAAATCGAGCAGTGCGCGGGGATGGGCTTGCATTCGGAATTTCTTCGTGTATAATTCCAATCGCGGTGGGGACCGTGCGACACGCAAGGAGCGCGTGTCACAGTGTCGGCAGAATTGGAACGGGCGGTCAGAGACCTCGGCGGTCTCGTGCGATCCCTTGAGCAATCCGTCAGCACCGCCGTCCACGTCTGCCACCAGGCGCAGACCTTCGAGCAGATCAACACGCGCCTGGGCAACATCGAGACGGACGTCAAGTCCCTCCTGAAATCTTCCGGCTCTTCCAGCACCATCGAGAAAGTGGTCATGCTCGCGATCGCGGCGTTCATCGCCGCCGTCGTGAGCTTCATCTTCCGCCCCCAGCCCCAGCCAGCGGCTCCCGCCCCAACTTCACACACTGAAAAGGCGGCTGAGCCCACGGCTGCGGCGGGCGGACTTTCTTCGCTCTCCTCCAAGTTCTCCTCCGCGCTCTCCGCGGTTCCGCGTGAGCCGGGAGGACTCCAATGAGCCTGCTCTACGAATCCGATCTCGCGCGCGACCTGGCGTACAGCGTGAAAACCTCCGAGGCGTTCGCGCGGCAGATGCTCTACGCGCTCAAGCTCAACCTCACGGCGCGGATGCTGGCAGGCGACGTCGTCGCGCTCACCGGATTCGGGCGATTCCACTGCAAGAAGGTCGCCGCGAAGCGGCTGTATTGTCCGAGAACCGGGAAGACCGGCCGCGTTGAGGCGCATCTCTGCCCTGCCTGGCAGCCGAGCCCGGCGCTGAAGCAGAAGATCCGACGGATCGGACCGACCCGGCGCGGTGCGCCAGGCGCACCTGGGATCGGACGAGGCGGTGCGCCCAGAGCGCCTGGTAAAAAATGAAAACTCCCCAATGCCGGATCACGGAAAAGTACCGCGAGCACCTGGAGCAGATCGCCTCCATCTACGTCGAGTGCGCGGGGAACAAAGCCGCGGCGGAACGCGCGATTGTGGAGCAGATCCCCGAATGCGCCAGCTTCAAGTCGGAATTCCTGACGCGCTGGCTGGAGAACGCAGAGTTCGCGGCGCTGGTCCGGGAAGCCGAGGACGGGAAGGCAAACGCCATGCGGCTGCGCCCCACGGTGCGCGGCCCGAAACGCATCGCCTGGCTGATCGAAGTCGAAACGCAGTTGCAGGGCCGGCTCGAGGCCGCCGAGACGAACGAGGAGAAGGACAAGGCGCTGCGCGCCCTGCTGAGCGTGGGCGCGGAGATCCGCTCCGAGGAGCTGCACTTCGAGGCGATCCAGCAGAAGGTCGCCGCGCGCGACTTCGCGCGGTTCATCCGGAACTTCGTGGGCTACGTGAAGGTCCGCCACAGCGCGGCGCACGCGACCCTGTTCCCCATCTTCCGGGACGCGCTCCAGAACATCGAGCGCATCCAGGCCGGAAAGTTCGAGGAGGTCTGATGCTGCACGAATGTCCGAAATGCCGCATCCTGAACGCGGAGAAGGATGGGCGCTGCCGCTGCACGAAGTGCGGACGGCTGCTCCTGCTCAACGCCGAGGATGTGCGCGAAGTGGCCGCCCGGGTGAGAGTTCGCCAGGCAATGGCCTTCGCCCCTCTGTCGCGGCATACCGCGACCTGTATTGGAGACGGCTGTGGCCACACCCCAGCAGCTTGAACAAGCGCGCGCCGCCGGCCTGGAGGAGCTCGACCGGGCGGAAGAGGAAATCCGCGGAGCGATGCCGCAGATGGAGCGGCTCACGGAGTCGGAACGCACCGCGCGGTCCCTCACCACGCGGCTGGACTTCGCGCGGAACCATCACCTCAACACCAAGGGGCAGCCGCTGGACTTCTCGGACCCGTGGCTGCTGCCGATCTACCGCGACCAGTCGCCGCTGAAGGTGCTGCGCAAGTGCGTCCAGGTGGGAATCAGCGAGTACCTGATCGTCTACACGCTGGCCGACGCCGCGGCGGGCCGGACGGTGTTCTACGTCCTGCCGACCTATTCGGTCCGCAACCGGTTCGTCGCCACGCGCGTGGACCGGCCGCTCGTCATGGTGCCTCGGTACCGCCAGCTCATGTTCGAGGCGGTCGGGGATTCCGACAGCCGGATGCTCAAGCATCTGTCGCGCGGCGCGGCGTACTTCGTCGGAAGCAACACGCCGAATGAGTTCATCGAGATCGCGGCGGAGACGGCGATCGTGGACGAGCTCGACCGCTGCGACCAGGAGAACATCGTCATGGTCCCGGACCGGCTGCAGGCCGCCGGCGCGCCGGTGACGATCCTCTCCGGCAACCCGACGCACACGGAATTCGGGATCAGCGACGCGTACGAGAAATCGGACCAGCGCGAGTGGCGGATCAAGTGCCCCTCCTGCAACGCCTGGCAGCGGATGGACTTCTTTGCGAACGTCCTGCGGGTCGAGCGCGACGACAAGGGGGAGATCCGCAGCAGCGAGTTGATCGACTCCGCCTGGCGCGAGACCGCCGAGCGCGACGTCCGCTGCTACTGCAACCGATGCGGATCCGTGATCGACCGGTTGGAGGCCGATCCGAAGCGCTCGTGCTGGATCGCCGCGCAGCCGGGCAGGGACACGACGGGCTGGACGATCAGCCGCCTGATGAGCGCGCGCACGACGGTGCGCTCGCTCTATGCCGCATGGCTGGACGCCGACGGGGACCCGACGAAGATGGCGCGCTTCATCAACAACCTGCTGGGCGAGCCGTATTCGCCGCCGGGCAGCGCGCTGACGGATGAGATCCTCAACGCTTGCCGGCGCGACTACGCCATGCCGCAGAGTTCGACGTCTCCCTGCACGATGGGGATCGACGTGGGCAAGCTCTGGGACGTCCGCATCAGCGACTCCCCGGAACCCGGCGTGCGCCGCGCGCTGTTCATCGGCCGGCTCAACGGCCCGGAGCCGTGCCGCGAACTCATGCGCCGCTACAACGTCAAGTGCTGCGTGATCGACGCGCGTCCCGAGACGCGCCTGGCGATCCAGTTCCAGAAGGAATTGCCGCGCGGCGTGGTCTGGCGCGCGGAGTTCCCGAGCCAGGAGACGGTGAAGGAAGTGGTGAAGGATGCGCGCGAAGGGATCGTGAAGATGGACCGCACGGCCATCATGGACGCGGCGACGGCCGACATCCTCCAGCGCGCGAACTGGCTGCCGAAGGACGCGGCCTCTCTCCTCAAGGGAGAGTACTACCGCCAGATGAAAGTCCCCAAGCGCATCCTGCTGGAGAGCGAGTCTGGACAGCGGTACGTCTGGACCAAGGGGACCGACCACCAGCGCCTGGCGGACGTATACGACAAACTCGCCTCCGTCATCGGCGGGAGCGCGCTGCGCGTGGTGAGCGGCTCGCTGACGGCGACGGTCCCGGCCCCCGAGAACTGAACGGAAAATTGGAATGGCCAAGAAGGCTGACATGAAGCCGGTGGAAGTGGAGCTGACCCGCAGCGCCGGATCGAGCGGCGCGGATCCCGCGGCCGGAATCAACTGGCAGGTCGTCTCCTCCATCGCCACGCTCAAGGAGATGCGCAAGGACGCGCAGATCGGCCTGGGCCTCGAATTGGTCAAGGCCCCGATCTACAGCGCGGAATGGAACGTCGAATGCAAGACGGACAAGATCGGGGAGTTCGTCCAGGCCGAGTTCAAGCGGCTCTGGCGCTCCTTCGTGCGCAGCAGCCTGGCGGGGGTCGAGTTCGGCTTCGCGCCGCACGAAAAACTGTGGTCGCTCGACGGCAGCGGCGCCCACATCAAACAGTTCAAGGACCTCGACCCGGCCGACTGCACGATCCTCAAGGATGATTCCGGGGACTTCGCCGGGATCCGCTGGAAGGGGAAGGTCGTGGTACCCGCGGAGAAGTGCTTCCTGTTCACGCACTGGAAGGAGTTCGGCAACCTGTACGGCCGCACGCGCCTCGAGCGCGCGATGGAGCCCTGGCAGAAGCACCGCAACACGGGCAAGCTGCTCGACCGGTACCTCAAGCGCCGGGCGATCCCGCAGCCGGTCGGCCATGCGCCGGCGGAGATGCGCCAGGACGTCAGCGGCGCGCAGGTGGACACGATGAAGCAGATGCAGAAGGCCATCCAGTCCGCCTACTCCGGCGACGCCGTAGTGCTCCCCGCGGAGTACGACAGCCAGGGCAATCCGCTCTGGGACATCACGCTGCTCAAGGATGACCAGCAGCGCAGCGCGGACTTCCTCGGGCCGATGAACTACTACGACACGAAGATGCTGCGTGGGATCATCGTCCCGGAGCGCGCGGCAACCCAGGGGGACGGCGCGGTGTACGCCATCGCCGACTCGCACATCGAGATGTTCCTCACGCTGGAGGACCTGCTGCTCTTCGACCTGCTGGATCAGGCGAACCGCTACGTGCTGCCGCAGGTCGTGGCGATGAACTTCGGCCCCGGCGCCGAGCCGGCCGCGCTGGTCTCCAAGGGACTGAGCGAGCGCACGAAGGAAAAGATGCGCTCGATCGTCGAGAAGATACTCGCCGGACCGGTGACCAACCAGCTCGCCGCCGAGGTGCTCGACGTGGCGGCCGTCGTCCAGGGCGCCGGACTGCCGGTGCTCGAGCAGAAGCAGGTACGCACACAGCTTCGCCAGGAGCATGCCGAGCGGCTGGCGCGGATCCCCGAGGTGCGCGCGGCCGTCCTCAATTTTCGGGACGAGCGCGTCGACATTATGGACCGCGCGACGCAAGACGCGGTGGATTACTACGACGCCCTGATCGGCCGCGTAAAAAAAAACTCTTTGACGCCCACAGCGGGGGCGACCCCCTGCGCGCACTCGACGAGGTGACGAAGGAAGAGAACGTGAGAGCATACGCCGACATCATCCACGCCGCCTGCCTTGCCGCCTACCTCAGGGGCGCGGTGAAGGTTGCCACTCACGCCGCGAGAGCGGGCGCCGTGGCGCTAGCCATGGGCGGTGCAGCCTATCCGTCCAATCTGGCGGATCGGTCGGATCTCTTCGACGTCCACGCCCCGGTGAAGGTGCTCGAACAGAAGGGGCTGATGACCAAGTTCGAGTTCGACGCGCTGGACGCCGGCTACAAGCGCTACAGCTTCACCGTCGCCTGGGTGGACTCGCAGAACCTCCTGGCCGCCACGCGCGACGCTCTGTCTACGGCGGTGCGCGAGGGGCAGACGTTCGAGCAGTGGCGCGAATCCGTCAACGCCGCCTTCGCAGCGGAGGGGTTCACGCATCCCGCGACGGGCAAAGAGCGGCTGGCGAACTGGCACCTGCACACCGTGTTCGAAACGAACGTGATGAGCGCGTACTCCGCGGCGAACTGGGATCTGCTGCACGATCCAGACGTTGCCGGAATCTTCCGGTTCTATCAGTGGGACACGCTGGGAGAGAACACCTGCGAACTCTGCGCGCCGCTGAACGGCGTGACGCTGCCGGTGGACGATCCGTTCTGGCTGACGCACTGGCCGCTGCTGCATTACAAGTGCCACTGCACGATCAGCGCGCTGGACCATGAGGAGGCGCAGCGCCGGGGGATCGAGGCGACGGACGTTCCTCCGGGGATCCCCTCCGCCTACGCCAACGGCTTCGGCCAGGCGCACGGCGCCAAGGGCCACTGGGCCATCGGGGATGAACTTCTCAAGCGGGCGCAGGCGGAGATCGCCAGGAACGCGCAGGGAGGCGCCGCATGATCGTCGAAGCCCAAATCACCGTCAGCCCGGAATGCCGCTCGATGCTCGGCCGGCTCGGCGCTCTGGACAATCAGCCGGAGATGGCGATCGCCAAGAAGCAGATCGGTGTCGTCGCGCTGCAGGACGAACAGCGCGAGTTCCGGGAGCGCTCCGTCGCCTCGACCACACCCTGGGTGCCTCTGAGCGACGGCACGGTGATCCTGCGCCAGGGCGGGCCGAAGATCTACGACGAATCGGACGTCTCCGCCAAGCGCGATTCGCTCAAGCTGCTGCGTGAGACGAACCGGATGTACGCCAGCCTCACCCCCAGCGCGCCGGGGAACGTCCTGGACGTGCTGCCCGGGGCGGTTCGGATCGGCACGGCCGTCTCCTACGCCGTGACGCAGCAGGAGGGCGGGCCGGCGGTATTCAAGTTCGGGCCGGAGCAGGAGGCGAGGTTCGAGCGCAACGTCAGCAAAACGCTGCGCGGTATGCGCAAGCCGCGCGCGCTGAAGTCCGGTGCGAAGCGGGTCTGGAAGGCGGCGGGGAAGACGACGCCCTGGAACCCGTTCTACTTCAAATGGCGCGCGATCTTCCGGCAGATGAACGGCCAAACGTACCACGTCCCGGCCCGCCCGTTCGTCATCGCGCCCAAGCCGGAGTGGGTGAGCAAGTATGTCCATCTGGTCGAAGCCGCAATCAGGAGGATCTCCGGAAAATGAGCATTTTCGGGATTGGCGCTGGCGGCCTGTCGAGCGCGCACCCCCTGCCGGGATGCAGGCCCGGCATTTATAAAACGAAATAAACGTGTTTCCGGCCCAACGGAGGCCGGTTCTAAGCAGGAGAAGGACCATGCCGAACGACTGCCTGGGATTGTACGAGAAGGGCCAGGGGAAATTTGCGCGAATCAACGCGTCGCGCTTCCGCAAAGACTGCATTCCCGTGGGGGCGTGGGTCCTGCCGGACGGCCGTAAACTGGACGTCACCGCCCAGCGCATGGACCGCTGGATCGCCAGCCACAAGGCGATGCGCGTCGCGGGCATCCGCATCCCCTTCCCCGTGGACCACAGCAACAAGTCCGCGGACAACTGGGGGTTTGTGGAGGACCTCCAGCGCGAGGGGAACACCCTGTACGCCGTTCTCGACGTGCCGCGCGCCGACGAAGCGTCGAAACTCGGCACGACGATCCGTGAAGTCTCGATCAGCGTCGACCCCAACTACCGGGACGGGACCGGGAAGGAGTGGGGCGAGGTAATTCGCCATGTCGCGCCGTGCACCGAACCCGTGGTGAGCGGCCAAGAGAATTTCGTGCCGATCGCGGCATCGGGCCGCGCCGGCGGTCAGGGCGAGCCTGACAAAGTCCGAACCATTTTTTGCCGAAAGGACAGCAGTCCCATGAACCTGAGAGATGAAATCGCCAGGCTGTTCGGCCTGAGCGAGCAGGACGCCGGCACCGACGAATCGGTGTTCACGGCGGTGAAGGGCAAGGTCGAGTCGAACACGAAGAACCTGCGCGAGGCCAAGGAGGCACGCGACAGCGTCTTCGCGAAGCACACGGCGCTGGAGAAGGAAGTCAAGGACCTCCGGGAGAAGCTCCCGAAGGACCAGCCTGAGGACAGCCCGGCGGTCAAGGCCATGCAGCTGCGGCTCGACCGTCTGACCTCCGAGAGCGCCGAGGCGCGGATTGCGCAACTGCGCGCGGAAGGAAAGCTCACCCCGGCGATGGAGCCGACGGCGCGCGCCCTGCTGCTGCGCCGCGACGTGAGCCTGCGCCTGGGCGAGAAGGAATCCGACGTGGCCGCCCAGGTGGACGCGCTGTTCGCCAGTCTGCCCCGGGGCGCCGCGCTGGATCTCAGCGAGCGCACGAAGAAGTTCAGCGAAACTCCCAACCCGAATGACACGGGGAAGGAAAAGACGGAGCTGGAGCTCCGGCAGGCCGGGACCGAACTGGCCGCGATGGCGCAGCCGAAGACGGAGAAGTAATAGGTCCAATTGGACCTATAGGACCTATTTGACTCTTGGAAAGGAGCGATTCACCGATGGACAAGATTCATCCGAACGTGGGATTCGGCGCGGAGCGTCTGAACACGCCCACCGAGTTCCTCCTCGACTCGCACACGATGGAGCGCGGCGTCTGCATCGACAAGACCGCGCGCGACGCCGGCAACAGCGGGAAGACCACCACGCTGCGGCCGGGCCTGGTGCTGGGCAAGATCAGCGGCACGGGAAAGTACGCGCAGTACGACCCCTCCGCCAACGACGGCACCGAAGTGGCCACCGGCATCCTCAAGGACCAGGTCAAGGTGATTGACGAGGACGCCACCGCCGTGGACGCGATGGGCGCCCAGGTGATCCACGGCCTGGTGGACGAGTCCGCGCTGATCGGCTGCGACAGCGCCGCCAAGGCGGACCTGGCCGGGCAGATCATTTTCGCCTGATCCGTCCGATAGGACGTATAGGTCGTATTGTTCCGGCAGGTCCCGCGTGGGACCTGCCGGAGAGACAAGGAGCCGTGGTTGCAGGAACGCTGCTCAATAAGAGGCGCGCTCCTCAACAAAGAAGGATGGTGACGCATGGGTCTCGGAGAACTGGAAATTCTGAATCACGTGACGTTGACGGCCGCGGCGGATCAGTTCCGCTACGGGAAGGAGACGGAGATCGTCGATTTCTTCTGCCCGCCGGGGCAGGCGCGCGCCCGGACGGATTCGGGGACCGCGTTCGCGTACGACATCCTCAAGGCGAGCTGCCAGGTCGCCAAGCCGAAGGCCGAGGGGGCGCCGAGCAAGCGCGTGGCGCTCACCCCCGCCGGACAGGTCAGCGGCCGCTGCATCAGCATGGCCGAGCACAAGATGCTCGACGGTGCCGCGATCCTCAACCTGCGCGAACCCGGCACCCGCCAGGTCAACGCCAAGTCCCGCATCGCGCGCGAGCTCAAGGACCTCGACCGCCGCCGCGCCCGGCTGCGCAACTTCGCCGTGGCGCAGATGCTCACCGGGACGCTCACGATCAACGAGGACGACATCAAGGCGTCGGTGGACTACAAGGTCACCGGGACGCACATCCACAACGCGGCCGCCTCCTGGGCGACCGCCGGCACGGACATCCCGGCGCACATCGACGGCGACGTGGAGCTGATGGAGAAGGACAGCGGCTTCACCCCGCTGCACGCGCTGTGCGACCGCGAGGTGATGCGCAGCATGATGGCGAACACCGCCGTCAAGTCGTTCCTCGGCCAGGCCGACTACGTCGCCCAGATCGGGAAGCTCGGGTTCATCCAGAACTTCCACGGGATCATCTGGCACGTCCTGAGCGGCGGCTACCGCAACACCGCCGGGGCGTTCGTCCCCTGGATCGCGGCCGGGCACGTCGTCTATTGCCCGGATCCCAGCCCGGACTGGGTGGACATCATCGAGGGATCCGCGATGATCAATCCGCTCGGCGCGACGGACCTGGTCGAGATGTTCGGCCAGCACTCGTACACGATCCTCAGCAGCGACCCGGCCGGCTACAAGCTGGTCAACGGGGACACCTTCATTCCGAAGCTGACGGTGCCCGACGCGCTGATCTACGTGGACACCACGCCGTAGAGTTCTCAACGCGGGGGCCTCGGGCATCAGGTGCGCCGTGCGCACCGCTCTGAGGCCCCTCGCCCCGGCGCCCCCGGCCTCAGGGGGCGTCCGGGCGAGGGAATGGAGAAGAGGAAGATGAGCTACTGCACTTTGACGATCGGCGCGGGCTGGCTGAAGAACTTCGACCCGCTGGTCACCGATCCGCAGAAGGGCCTGACCGCCGCGGATGTCGCCAAGGCGATGGCGTATGCCGACCGGAAGATCAATGTCTTCTTCGGCAAGCGCTACGACATCTCCGCCGCCGCGTTCAGCACAGCGCCGATGGTGCTGGAGATCGCCGAGCTGCTCGGATCGGCCCGCATGGTGGAATTCAAGTTTTCGCGCCCCGGCGACGGCGCCGGAGATCCCGGCCTGGCCGCGACGCTGGAGGCGCAGGCGGAAGATCTGATGAAGTCGGTGGAGTTCTCCGGGCTGCTCGCCGCGAACGGGACGCCCATCGCGCCGATCGCGCCGGCCGTGCCGCGCGTCGAGCATATGAGGGATTGATGAGCTCCTATCTGACAACCGCTTTTCGCGCCGTCTGGACTGACCTGAAGGCCGACACAACCGTCGCCGCCTACATGGCCGATCGGAACGGACATTATTACGAAGAGTCGGAGGAGTCGAAGAAGGCGCTGAAGATCACCAAGTCGGACTGCCCGGCGATCATCATGGTCCCCGGCGTCAGCGGGATCACGATGTCCCCCGCGACGAACCTGACCTACGACGTGTCGCTCCCGCTGAACTTCGATTTGCGGCACGAATCGCAGGACGTGGGGGATGCGCTGGACTTCCTGGAGATGACGCTGCGCGCGCTGCATGCCGCATGGCGCAGGCATAACTTCGGCCTGGCGAACTCCGTGGGGCTGTACGTCACGCGCCCCGGATTCGGCAGCGCGCCGGTGAAAAAAGCGTACGAGGCCACGGAGAACGCGCTCGTGTTCGTCTCCTGGCAGATCGAGTTCAACTACACCCTGGTTTTCCGGCGCACGCTGGAGACCGCCTGAGAGAAGGAGAAGCCGATGAGCGAGATGGAAGCGAATGCGGGATTCAGCGGCGGGTTCGGAATCAAGAAGGAAACCTCCGCGAACGTGGCGGCCACGCCGCCTACGAACTTCCTCGAGATCGAGAGCGAGACCTTTGACGAGGTCCGCAACTTCCTCGACACCCAGGGGATCGACGGCACGCGTTCGCGCTCGAAGCACCGCAGCGCTCCGACCACGCTCGACCCCAAGGGCGGGTTCGTGATCAACGGCGTCAAGGGGGGCGATCTCGACCTTCTGATCGAGCTGCTCCTGGGCAACTACGGCTCGGGCACCGGCTACCTCGGGGACGCGCTGCCCACCTTCACGACCGTCGTCAAGAAGACGCCGAAGTACGACGTCTATGCCGGCTGCAAGATGCTCTCCGGCATCTTCGAGAGCTCGCAGGACGCCCAGGCGCTCAAGGCGTCCTTCGAGGCGCTGGCGATGTCGCTGACCGAGGGGACCGCCCCTTCGTTCGGCACGCCCACCTACGTCAACGAGATCCCGCTGACGCATGTGCGCGGGACCTTCACCGTCGGCTCGACGGCCGTCAACGTCCAGAGCAGCAAGCTCTCGATCGTCAACAAGATCGCCGACAACATCTACCGGAACAGCCAGACCCGCCTGGCCGTCCCGGAGATCGGCGAGCGCGAAGTGTCCGGCGAGCTTGCGCTCGACTGGAACGCCGCGAACTACACCGCGCTGATGACCCCCTGGCGCTCCGGGACCTACGCGGAGTACCGCGCCGAATACACCAACGGCGCCCACGTCGTCACGTTCGTTTTCCCGAACTGCCGCTTCCCCTCCGAGCGCGGCAAGATCGGGAACAAGGAACTGATCGCCATGCCGGTGAAGTTCGAGGCGCGCAGCAGCGGCCCCGGCCAGCGCGACGAAGTTCAGATCTACGTGCGGGACGTGGTCTGATAAGTCCTATACCCAGGAGGTGGGTTGTGAAGATACTTGTGGTGCGCGAGTCCGGCGGATGGGGAGACGTGCTCTGTACGCTCTTCGCCGTCCGCGGGCTCCGCAAAAAATATCCGGAGTCGCACATCAGCTACCTGTGCATGGAGCCGTTCGCCCCGATGCTCCAGCGCGTGCCGGAGATCAACCGCGTGCTGGTCCACGGCCGTTCCGACTCCGAACCGCCGCGCCGCGTGCGCGCGCACCGGCGGCACATGGGGGAGCCGCTGGATCTCAAACGTTACGGCCTGGTGCATCACTATGACCTGGTCGTGGACCTCTGGTGCCCGGCGGACGTCCACGAACGCGCGACCGGGGGCGCGATCGAGCGCTCGCGCATCGAATGCTTCTGCGACGCCGCCGGCGTGGAATGTCCGCCTATCGCCTCTCTCTCAGTCACAGCGGAAGAACGCGTCTGGGCGAATTCGCTGCTCAACGAACTGCTGCCCGGCACCCTGTACCGCGTGCTCATCCAGGAGCATTCGGCGAAGGTCACAAAAAATTGGCCGATGTCCTCTATCGAGCGGCTCGGTCAGATCCTCCGGCCGCAGGGCATCGGCGCGCTGACCACCCGACTGCAGGGACCCTCCGTTCCGGGTATGCCCAGCGTCATGGGGCTCTCCCACCTCAAGGTCGCGGCGCTGGTCGCCGAGGCGAACTGCGTCGTCGCTCCGGACTCCGGGCTGTTCCACCTGGCCGCCGCTGTCGGCACGCCCTGCGTCGCACTCTTCGGCCCCACGGACCCGCGCCAGTACATGAAGCATTACCCGCTGGCCTCGTTCCTCTGGAAGCCAGGCACGGCGCAGGAGGTCGGTTGCAACTGCCCCTGCCTCTATTACGCGAGCAATCGCTTCCCGCCGCTGAATAAACATTGCATCGAGGAGGGGGAGTGCATGCGCGCGATCCTTCCACAGGAAGTCGCGCTGGCCGTCTACGAGTCCCTCGCCGAGGGGAGGCGCGTGGCATGACCAAGCCAGGGAAGATTGCTGTCATCGTCACCGCGCGCAACCAGGCGAAGTACCTCGGGGACGCGCTCACCTCGCTGGTCCGCCAGTCGCTGCCGGCGACGGAGTTCCTCTACGCCGACGATGGGAGCGATGACAATTCCTGCGAGATCGCGGACAAGTTCAACGGCGTCCGGGTCCTGCGGCTGAAGCACCAGGGAGTCGTCAAGGCGCGCAACGCCGCCTACGCCGCGCTGCGCTCCCCCGTCCGCGACGTGCCCTATGTCCTCTTCGCCGACGGCGACAACCTGCTTTCATTCGATTTCCTCAAGTCGGCCGCGGCGGCGCTCGACGCGGACAAAGCCGCGGCGGTCGCCTACAGCAGGATCATCCGCCTGATCGAGACGCCGGCGGGCCATCAGACGCACTGCTGGCGCGGCAACTCAGCGTGGGATTACGACGCGCTTGCGGAAGCCAACTTCGCCGACAGCAGCTCGCTGGTCCGCCGCGAGGCGTTCGAGGCGTCGGGAAAGTGGGAGGACGTGCTCAATACGTACTGGGACTGGTGGCTCTGGCTGCGGCTCACGCGCGCGGGCTGGCGCATGAACAGGCTGCCGGAGAGCGAGTATCTGCTCTATCGCTCCCACCCGGCGCAGCACTCGAAGGTAATGGAGTCGAAGCGGCTCGACGCCTACCTCTGGGTGCAGCAGCGGCTTCCGGTCACGCTCTTCACCCCGTTCGCGCCCGGCCGCCCATGGTCGCTGGAGCTATGGCGCGAGAACGTCCTGCGCTCCGGGCTCGACCTCAAGCGCGCGCACATCCTCATCGCCGACAATACCGGCGATCCGGAGCAAAGCGCCCGGATCGTCAGCATCCTGCGCGAGCTGAGTCCCAACGCCTGGACGGTCCTGCCAGGCGACAGCCGGAACTATGACGATCTTGGGCTGCGCCTCAACCACGGCATGACCAAGATGATGTGCCGCCTCTGGCGACGCGCGCTGCGCCACGTGGAGGGGGACATCCTCTGGTCGCTCGAGGACGACATCCGCATTCCCGAGGGCGGCTACTCCCGCCTGGTCAGCGCGCTGCGGCCGCACGTCGGCATCGTTGGCTCTCCCGCGGTCTCCCGCTGGCGCCGCCCGCTCGAGGTAATGGCGAACCGGCTGAAGTCGGCCGATCCATACGACCTGGCCGAACGCGAGGATCACCGCACCGACTACACCGGAATGCAGCTCTCGGGTGTCGAGTCGGTGGGCAGCACCTCCGTCAGCTCCACGATCATCCGCGGCTCGATCTTCCGCGCGCACGCTCCCATGCTCACTCCCAATGGAGACGACCGATGGTACGGGCACGAGTTCAGCCTGATGCGCCGCTGCATCCAGGCTGGGCGCGAGGTGCTCTGCCACTGGGATACGCCGGTGGACCACATGGTCGACGGCGAAGAGGGCCTTACCGTCGCTGCCTGGCGCGAAGAGATGCGCAAGCCGGACTATTACCGCAAGCCCGATTTTTCGCAGATCACTGTGGTGGCTCCGGACGTTGCGAAGGAGGTGCCCTCATGCGCCTGAACCTCGGATGCGGTACGGATTTGAAGGATGGCTTTGAGAACATCGACCGGGAGATCCGCCCGGGCATGGATGCCGCGCGCGTCAAGATGCTCGACCTGGAGGCATACCCGTGGCCCTGGCCGGATGGCTCGATTGAGGAAGTGGCCGCGCACCAGATGCTGGAGCACATCGGAAATCTGGAGCGCTTCCTGGCGGAACTGCGCCGCGTCTGCGCCGCCGGCGCGACGATCAAGATCAGCGTGCCGCACTGCGATTCCGTCGGCGCTTGGAGCGATCCCGGACATCGCCGCGCCTTCAACACGCGCTGCATGTACGCCATCTGCCGGTTCGGCTTCGCCATCGTGGAAACTCATGAGGACTGGTGGCCCGCCGCCGAAGAGGGATGCAGGGCCGGAAACATCGTCACGACGTTTATCGCCCGCTAGGCCGGGCCAAAAGGAGGAGTCTCATGGAAGAACAAGCCGCTGCACCCGAGAAGAGCCGCAAGGCGCTGGGATGGTACACGAAGGAGACCGTGCTGTACGACCGCCTTGAGGCGAAGCACGATGGGTTGCCCGTCGTCAATTTCTCCTACGTCCCGCTCACCCCCAACGAGCTGCAGGAGTCCACGCGCAAGCTGGAGGGCGCATCGCGCAATGAGGCGCTGCGCCTCTCGGTCACCATCATCTGCCGGCAGTTGCGCCAGTGGGACCTCCAGACCGAGGAGGGCGCGGTACCGGACTGCCGCAACAACAGGGAGATCGGCGCGCACATGGACAACAACCTGGTCGAGGGGATCTGCAACCGCATCATGGACAGCAAGTCCACCGCGGGCGTGCAGGAGATCCTCGCAAATTTTCAGAAGCGGTAGGGTTCCTCTATGAGCACCCGACCTGGTTCCGGCGCGACTGCGGCGCATGCCGCCGCTGGCTGCTGGACAAGTCCAACAGGGTCCTTCGCAACACGGCCGGGGAGCCGCTCCCCAATCTCTCCCCGCCGCGTTGCGAGGAGACTCCCTGCTGGAACGCTCCGGAGAAACGCCTGCGGATGCGCTTCGACCCGGATGACGAGGCGCTCTACCGGCGCTGGCAGCTCTGCCGCGCGTTCCGCTGCCTGCCGCAGGCCGGGGGATTGCCGGACCAGAACCCCTGGGACATGGAGAAGCTCCGCATCCTCGAAAGCTGGGAGCAGGCCGACGAACGCGCCCAGGGCGGCCTGCTGCTCAAGATGCTGTTCATGCGGCGTTCGTCAGTCTGATCCGTCTTATAGGTCCCATCATGCCCAATGAAATTGACATTCTGATCCGCGTGAAGGGCGACGCCGAGCAGCGCGTCCAGGCGATCGTGGACCGCCTGAAGGCGGGCGGCCCGGCCTGCCAGCGCCTGGGGGAGATCGGCGGCGCCGCGCTGCAGCTCCTCCAGCGCCACGGCGCGAACGCGGCCGTCGTCATGGGAGGCATCGGCAACGCCGCCGCCTCCGTAGGCAGCCGGATCAACTCCATGCTCGAGGGCGCAGTCAGCCGCCTCATCTCCACCGCGAAGTGGGCCGTCCTCGCCGGCGCCGCCTTCGCCGGCTGGCAGATCAAGCAGGGGCTGGCGTTCAACTCGCAGCTCGAGCAGACCAACGTGCAACTGGCCGTCCTCTACAAATCCCAGGCGCGCGCAAACATCGAGCTGGCGCGCTTCCGAGCTTTCGCCAAGGACAGCGCGTTCGACCTGGGCGACATCGCCAAGGCCGGGCGCGTGCTCGATGAGTTCGGACTCAGCGGCGAAAAGTGGCTGAGGACCGCCGGCGACGTGGCGACCGCGACCGGCAGCAACATCCTCGAAATATCCCGCGCCCTCGCGCAGTTCGGTTCCGGACGCGAGGAGCAGGCCGCGCGCACGTTCACGGGGATCGGCATCAACCTGCGCGCGATTCAGGGACTCAAGTGGAACGAACGCGGCCAGCTTCAGACCCCGAACAATGAGGCGACGGGGATCCTCCAGGCGAACCTCTCCGAACGCTTCGGCGGGATGATGGCGCGCGGCGAGAAAACCTTCAGCGGCCAGATGCGCCAGCTCATGGAGAACATCTCGATCGCCCGGGGCAAGGCGACCGAGACTCTCTTCGCCGGCGTGCGCGACCGCCTTGCCCAGATCAACTCCGCGTGGGACCGCGTCATGGACAGCCCCAGAGTCCGCGAGATCATGGGGATCCTCCAGCGCGGGTTCGACGCCGCGCTCCAGTACGTGGACCGCCTGGCCGCGCGCTTCACCGAGGTGTTCGACAAAACCGGCTCGATCGGCAAAGCGCTCAAGGCGGTGTGGGACACCGTCTGGCCGGACCTCAAGGAGGGTGCGGTGAAATTCGCGGCGTGGCTCGCGGAGATCATCAAGCAGGCGCTGCTCATCGCCTGGAAGGGGTTCCAGGAATCGAGCATGGGGACGAAGGCCGCGCTCGGCGGCGCCGGTGCGCTGATGCTAGCGCCGCAGGTCATGTCCCTTCTCTCCGCACTGCCCGGTCTGACGCAGTTCGGCAAGGCCGCGTGGAAACTCGGAAGCTCTGGACTCGGCGCGGCGGGCGGAATGATCGGCTCGCGCGGAGCTGCGTTGCCGTTCGGCCTGGAGAACCTGACGGTCACCTCCACCGGCGGGATCATCCAGGCCGGCGGCTACGCCTCGCGCATGGGCGGCTCCGGGGTCCTCGGCGCGCTCTCCGGAAGCTCCGGCGCCGGGGCGATCGCCACGGTCGGCGCGGTCCTCATTCCCCTCGCGCTCGCCTACGTCGCCGGCAAAGCCGGCGCGTGGGGCATCGGCAAGTGGGGAGACGCCTCCTCCGCGGCGCTCGGACGCGGCGACGCGGGCTGGGGAACGCGCCTGCTCAGCCGCGCCACCGGCGCCGGGATCGACGTGGATCGTTCGAACGCGGGAGCACGCGCGGGGATCGAAGCGCGCGCGATGGGGCAGGTCCGCCGCGAGGCGGATGCCGAGATCGAGTCGAAGATCACCCGCGCGCTCCAGACCGGCGCCGCCGCCTGGGCGCAACTACTCCAGATACAGGAGCGGATGACCGCCGCCTTCGACCGCGCCGGCGAAGCCATCAAGGGATATGCCGAAAGCTATCTCGACAAAGTCCGAACGCCGGAACAGAAACTGGCGGCGCTGCATGCCGATCTCCTGGAGGCTAGAGTCTCCGGAGACAAGGCGGCGGCAGACTTCGCGGGCCTGCCTCTGGGCGATGACAAGGCGAAGGCGCAGGCGGCTGGGCTCAGCGCGCTCGACAAGGAAGCGGACCTCGTCTACAAGGTCCTCGGGCTGGAAGCCGAACGTCTCAAGACGATCCGGGACCAGAACGCCGCCTACGGAGAGCAGATGTCCAGCCTCTCCTACGCCGACCGCGCTCGCGCCTACGCGCTGCAAAAACAGATCGGCGGCCTGACCGGCCAGGCGCTGCTCGACGCCACGCGCGGCATGGGGGATCAGGAGATGCGCCTGATCCAAATGAACCCGGAGATCAAGAAGAACCTGACCGCCGCCTCAGTCGAGGAGGCGACGCGCATGGGCGTACTCGCTCCGACCGATGCCGCCGAACAGGACGTCGCCAAGGGAGAGGCTGCGGCAAAGGAACTCGAACGCAAGCGGCAGCAGTTCGCCCCGAACACTCCGGAGCAGATGGCCGCCGTGCAGAACAAGATCGCGTCGGATACCCAGGCCGCGCTCGGCGAACTGAAGGTCAAGATTTCCTCGGATGACATCAAGCTGGTGATCTCCGCCGACTCCACCGACAAGGCGAACCAGGTCATCCAGGAGATGCTCGACAAGCATAGCGAATCCATCGGCGCGGCCGTAGCCGCCGCGCTCAAGTCCCCTGAGTACCAGGCGAAGATCCAACAGC